GATTGCCCTGGCATTTTTCTCGTCGTTGTGTTATTGCCACCTTCCCGGTACGGGATCACCTCGTTATTCACAGCCAATCCCGACACCGCCATGAACCCCATACGGGCCATGGATTGGAGATCAGGATGGCTGATTTGAACCAGGAAGCGGAAGTTCCGCAGCGGGTCGGAGTTAAGAGATCGAGATGTCATATCTCCTCCTCAGGTAGAGACGGACACGGACTGGCCTCCAGCCCACTGACCGATCTTGATGACCACGAACTCGGCGGGGTACTGAAGCGCCACACCTACCTCGACATTGACAATGCCAGCCTGGATGCTCTGCACCGTGTTGATGCTGGAGTCGCACAGCACGTAGTAGGCGTCACCGGCAGTAAGACCCTGCAACCCACCGCTCTGCCAGAACCCACTCAGGAACTGGTTGAGGACTGACGTGATGGAACCCCAGAGCACGTAGTCATTCGGCTCGAACACTGCGAAACGAGTCAGAGACACAAACTCGGTGGACAGATAGATCAGGGTGCGCGACACCGGCACGTACTGCGTGACCACGTACTCCGACATGGTCCGTGCCCCCCAGACCACCACCCCGTACCCCGGTATCGGGATCAGGCAGTTGACGTTGATCTGATTGAGCGTGCCCTGCTGGTCATTGGTCAGGATGCCAGTGGGTTCCACGCCATACACCCCACCGAGCGACGTCGTCAACCCTGCGGGTGCTTTGGCCACCCCCCGACTGGTGTCGGTGGCGATGTACGTCCCCACCACGAACCCACCAGGAGGAACGATGCGGGTCTGGCCCAACTGGGGGGAGTAGGGGTCGGCCACGATGACCTGTGGGTAGTAGACAGCCGCCACACTGCTTCTGAAGGTCAGCGCCTGCGCCCAACTCTTGACCTGATCGAAGCCATAGCCAGGGGGCGGATCCGCCACCAGGAAAATATTCCCTCGCGGCTCCACGTACTGCTGCACAAGGTTGCCGATGATGTTCTGGCTGGGCGTGTCGTAGGTGCCACACAGGTTGAGCACGAACTGCTGGTCAGGGAACTGATCCAGAAGCTGGCAGGCCAGGAGGTAGTCGTTGAAGTTGGGGGTGGGAGGCGGGGCAGGAGGTGAGCCAGGCCCATCCAGGCCACCCAACAGTGGCTGGTTCGAGACTGCTGCTGGATTATTCTGCGGTGGGTTATTGGTGTTGCCCGGAGCAGCCGTCACCCTGATGTACTTCGAGCCGTTGAAGGAACTGTTGATGACGCTGGGGGCGTAGTTATTTAGACCAGCTTGGGAACTGGTGGGATTCATGGACACGTTCTGCCAGGTCTCCACCACGTTGGCAGGCTGGGTGCCCTGGTACTTCACGATGATGTTGAAGCTCAGGACTTGACCCTGCGGTTGGCCGGACTGGGCCGACTGGCTCAACGACCCCGGCGTGATGTCGATGTAGAGGTCGTTGCCCCACTGACCTGGGCTGGCCGCAGTGATGTTCAGCGTGGGCTGGACGCTGGTGCCCTGGTCATCCAGTACCAGGCTGGATGCCACCGGGGCGGCAGTCGAGGTGGTCATCCGCACCACCACGGCGCTGGTACCACCAGCAGAGAAGTAGCTGAATACCGCCAGGTGCAGCGGGCTGGGCGGGTACTTCGTCTCGAACCCGCCGAAGGACTGCGTGAAATCACGCCATGAACTCACGGCGGTTGGCACCATGAGTGGACCGCGAGGGCACTGCCCCACGAAGGCCGCAGCCGCCGTCCCCGGCGTAGCCGCCAAGTAGGTCGGGAATGCCGACTCATCCACATAGACGCCAGGGCGGGTAAGGACTGGCATATTTAGCCTCCTGCTGTCTTGAATTCAAACTGCCCGTAAATATCTGGAGGTAGACCTTCAGGGGTGTCAGCGATGGCGGATATTTTCAGGGGACCCGCCAGGGGCTGGCGCTGCATGTTGGTAACGCTGAGGATGATGTTGCGGACCCGGCTGCCCAGTGTGGTCACCGTGGCCTCGACCTCCGTGGTCACCCGCAGGCGGTAGATCTGGCGGAACAGCCGCTTGTCCACCTCCATGCTGTTGGTGCGCGTGGTGCCCAGGACGGTGATTCGACGCACCGTCCCACCCGGACAGGTCATCTGGGCGAAGCGAGGATGCAGCCGTCCCTGCACCAGGGTGGAGGAGATCTGGGAGATGTGCTGGTTGATGCGAGCACTCACCGTCACCGTGTAGTCGAAGTCCATGGGGATGGGGTACTCCATGGACGGCGGCGCGGCATCCTTCGAGATATCGAAGGGGATGTTCTGGAGGTACCGGTAACCCACTGGCACCCAGCCACGGTGCTCGCGCTCATGGGCGACCTGCTCGCCCAAGAAGTTGATCACAATGTTGGGGTAGGTGATCCGGCGCTCTTCCCGCTCCGGGTTGTGGAACCACACCGGCACCGGGCGGGGCGTATCAGGAGAGGTGTTGAGATCTACCACCGTGACCCCTTGGAGTAACTGCTTCAGCCCCATGTCTTCCTCCAGGTACAGGCCCAGGAAGGGAGGGTTGGGTTCGGTGTCAGTGGGCGGGTTGATGATGGTCATCGCATCATCCCGAGCAGGGTGTCGTAGAACTTCTCCTCGACGTCGTCGGACTGGATCGCCAGGTCATGGGCCACGTCAGCCAACTGGTAGGTGGAGTCCATCTGCTTGGCCTTGCCGATCAGGTCGCTGTAGGGAGGGATGCCCACCACCACGTTCTCGTCATCCTCGAAGACCGTGATGGCCTGGCCCACGTCGCGGAAGGAACTCAAGCTGGACTCTCCTTCCACCAGCTTGGCCATCTGGGTCCGCAGGTACCCACCAGCAACCCGAGCCGACGCCTTGATCACTGCGAGGTCGCCCATCTTCTTGTAGGCAGCCGCCTGTTTCTGCACTCGCTGCACGTCTTCAGATTTGACGCAGTTGAATACAGAGGAGGGCATTTTCCTCAGATCGATCTAGGCATTTTTTGGCGGTACTGCTGGCCGGTGTTAGCGGACCGGCTGCTGCAAGCGTAGGTCCGGGTGCCGCGCCCACCTTGACCACCCGATCTAGCCTGGGGTTGTGTCAGTGACAGGACCCGTATCGGGGCTTCCCAACCCGTACGACATCACGGCTGGCCAGCCGGGGCAGTATCCCGACACTGACCAGGCGCTCGTCTATCCCCCGGTAGATCCCTCTTCGACACAGAGGATCGCCCAGATGGCGCGGCTGCGGTTGCGAGATCTGCCCCGGCCTTTCATCTGCCGACAGACCTGCTCCGGGGTGGCCTGGCGCTTCGAGCTACCCGTCATCAACATCGAGCGCATGAGCCTCCAGGTGGCGATCACCGACACCAGCCAGGGCAATACCCAGACACCCGTTCTGGGGTCAGACTTCTTCATCGATGAGCACGGCGGCATCCTCATCTTCAACGAGGCTCCCGGCCAAGGGCTGCTCATGGTGGCGCAGGGCATGTACTACCGGGACCTGCTGCCTGCGGAGCTTGATCTCTACGTGCGGACGGCGTATATCCAGCACACCTACGGGACCGAGCCAACCGCCGACGTCGATGTGGGTTACCCACCCCCGCCAGGGCCACCCCCCTTAAACGGGAGCGGGCAACCGGTCAGCTACGGTACCCCGGCCCCCATGATGATCAGTGAGGTGGAGGAATATCCCATCTCAATTCTGGTCACCATCATGGCGTTGTGGGACCTAGCCGTGGGCGTGGCCCAGCAACACGATGTCCACACCCCGGACGGGGTGACCATTCCGATCAGCCAGACCTTCCAACAGATCACGGCCATGATCGGCCAACTTCAGAGCCAGTACATGATGCTCTCCAATGCGCTGGGAGTGGGCCTGTACCGGATCACTCAGTCGAGACTGCGGCGGGTCTCGCGCACCACCAAGCGACTGGTACCGATCTACCGCTCGAAGGAGTACGACGACCTGACCTGGCCACAGCGGGAGCTAGTTCCGATTGACGTGAGCCAGAAGATCTACACCTACCAGGGCACCTGGGACCCCAAGCGCGGCTACAACATCCAAGATCTGGTGGACTACGCCAACCGGCGTTACGAGGCCATACAGCCCAGCATCAACATCCAACCCGACCGTGACGTGGATCCAAACACTGGCTCTGGCTATTACTGGCGATACACAACAATCAACACCGGATGGGTGGGCTGGTGGTGACATGAGCAGCAAGGCACTGGGGCCGCAGTTCGAGGATCACATCCCACCCAAGCCAGGGACCCAGCCCATCCCCGAGGGGCACGTCCGGCTGTTCCACTACACCGACCCGGAGAACGTGGAGTCCATCGCCAAGCACGGCCTTCAGCAAGCTCACGCCAGGGGCAGCACCTACGGGGAACCGAACGTGGTCTGGGCGGCTGCCGGTATGCCCAAGGAGGAGGCTTTCCACCAGCGCCCCTTCGTGGAGTTCCACGCCGATCCCGGCCTCCACCGGGATCTCGACATCGGAGAGCACTACGGCCAGGGAGGTACCCAGCAGCAGCACGTCGAGCACATGGAGCGGACCCGTGCTCACGTCACTCTGCGAGGTGACGTCCCGCCGTCACGGATCCTGGCCATCCACGAACCGTGGCACCAGGGCTACCACTACATGAGCCAGCCAGATATGCGGGAGTCAGTCAAGGCCGGGGAGTACGACTGGGTTCATGACGATCCCCACACCGAGGCTCAGTACGGGCGTGCCATCAGGAAAATAAAGGGAGAGCCGTAATGGCCCTGTACACCCCGGAGTGGTACAGCAAGGACCGCATCCTCACCATCAACTCCATCATCAAGAACTACCAGCGGGTCTGGGGCGAGAACGTCCTGTACTTCGAGTACGACCAGATGGGGTCATCCAAGCACACTGTCTACGACGAGGGACCCAGCCGGGTGTGGTACCCGCCCTTTACCCTGCCTGTCATCTTCCTTGACTTCCGCCAGGACGACCCCATTGACACGGACGAAGGCTTCTACGTCCTGTCTACGGCCTCCATTGTCTTCCAGGTAACCGAAGGGCTGGACCGCTTCCGCATTAACCCGCTCTACACCGAGGCGCATTTCCGTGACCGCTTCCAATATGACAACCGGATATATCGCGTGACGAAGTACGAAAAGCAAGGCTTCGTCCACGGCACGTACCTCACCATCAGCGCACTGGGAGAGCAGGTCAAGGGTGAAGAAATGGTGAACGACGCCCAGCAGTCCGACTTCTTCTCGCAGACCCTGGTGTGGTGACATGCCCAACACTCAGTACGACTTCTACCTCGACGTCGGCTCCGACTGGCAGAAGGTGGTCCGGGTACGGGACACCCAGACCAGCCAGCTTGCCCCCCTCGACGGCGCAGTCATGGAGATCCGCAACCAGAACCAAGTGCTGGCCCTGCGGCTCGACGCACCCAGCAGCCGCTGCGTGATCCTCAGCGACGGCGCTTCCATCCAACTGCACATCACCCCCGAAGACAGTTTTACCTACCTCCACAGTGGAAACTATCCAGGGGCCGTACAGGCTGTAGGTATCTGGGGCATCGGGCGGGCCTACGTCTACGACCTCTTCGTCCTCTACGCCACCGGAGTCCAGTCCCGGCTCATGCGCGGCTTCTTCTACGTGGATCCGAACATCACCCAACCACTCAGTCCTGAGACCAACCTGGCTCTGACCATCGGTCAGCGAGGGAGCTACGGAGAATTCGGATGAGCAACGCCACCGTCGATCCTGCTGCCACTGACGTCATTGAGATCCTGGTACCCGCTCTGCCTGGGCCACCCGGCCCTCCCGGTCCACAAGGTCAGGGCGGTCTCCAGGGTCCTACCGGGCCAGCCGGACCTACCGGGCCACTCGGTCTCCAGGGTCCACCCGGAGGGTTCACCATCGCCGCCGTGGTGCCTGACACCACCTATTTGCCTGCCGTGCCTGATGCTTCCCAGGCAGGCATGGTCTGGCTGGTCGGCCCCACCTCCATCAACACGCTCCCACCAGGGGTTCAGCTACCTCTAAACGCAGAGGATCCAACCCAGATCAGACTTGGGCCGCAAAATGATCTGCGGATTGGTTACGGAGGCACCGAAGCATCTAACGAACTGACCGCTAGAT